GGAGTTTATACAATATATGGATAGTAAACAAACATTATTAGAAATAATGCCTAAATACTCAGACCAATTAAAACACGAAAAAGAAATGGCTGAGCTAGGTAAACACAGAACAAACAAAAGACGAGTCTCTCACGTTGAGCGTGAGGAAGAGTCTGTTACGAGCTATGGTAAAGTTATGGTAGCTAACACAATCAGACCTTTAGCCAATGCGATAGCTGAGTATATACAAGAAACATCTAAGAAGACTATAGGAAAACCACCTATAGCATTTGTTAAGATATGCGAAGTCTCACCTGAAATACTTGCTCTAATCACGGGCAAACATATAATCAATACAATTACACAATATAAACCTTTAACCGCTACTTGTATTAGTCTTGGTGGTAAGATTGAAACTGAGATAGCTTTAAAGAATTTTAAGTTTTTAAACCCTGAGCTATATGAAGCTGTTAAACAAGATTTAGACAAAAGGTCTTGGAATTATACCTATAAAAGACGTAAGCTAAGAGAAAGTGCTAAGCGTGGAATAGTAAGATGGGAAGAGTGGACTACACCTGAGAAATTGCACGTTGGCTTAAAACTAATTGAATTATTAATTATCTCAACGGGTTTAATTGAAATTGGTATGGAAACTATCAATCATAAAAAAGCTAAGATTATTAAACAGACTCTTAAAACTAGAGAATGGATTAAGAATAGAAATAGCTTTAATGAGCTTTTGAATCCTGAGTATCTTCCAACAGTTTTACAACCTAAGATGTGGAGCTCAGTAGTTGGGGGCGGATATTGGACTAAGGAATTACCTGAGTTAGATTTGGTTAAACAAAAGAATAAACAATTTAAGAGAGAGCTTGAAAATTTTGATATGCCTGAAGTTTATAGTGCAATCAATATAATGCAAAGTACACCTTTTAAAGTTAATAAGTTTGTTTTAAATGTTATGCAAAAGGCTTGGGACAATGGGGACTCTATCGGTGGTATGCCACCTAATAGAAATTTGGATATACCAAATAAACCTCACGACATAGAGACAAATAAAGACTCAAGAAAAGATTGGAAGAGAAGAGCTGTTATTGCTCATACTGAAAATGCTCGTATGTTTTCTAAAAGATTATTGTATGCTAAAATAATTTGGTTAGCTCAAAAGTTTAAAGATTATGCGACATTATATTATCCTTTACAATTTGATTTTAGAGGAAGAGCTTATTGTGTCCCCGCATTTTTAAATTATCAAAGTATTGGTGGAGCTAAAGCATTACTTGTATTTGCTAATGGTAAAGAAATAACTCCTGAGAATAGAGGAGAGTTTTGGTTAGCAGTACACGGAGCTAATATGTATGGAAATGATAAAGTATCTTTAGAAGATAGAGTTAAATGGGTTAATGATAATGAACAATGGATAATTAATTGTGCTCAAGACCCTTTTAGACATAGAGAATGGGAAGATGCTTCTAATAGTTTTCAATTCTTGGCGTGGTGTGATGAGTGGAGACGTTATCAATCAAGAGGAATAAACGAAAAGTTTATATCTCATTTACCAGTTAATGTTGATGGTAGCTGTAATGGTCTTCAATTATATTCTTTAATGTTAAGAGATAGTGTTGCGGGTAAGTTAGTTAATTTACTTCCGTCAGATACACCTCAAGACATTTATCAATTAGTTGCTGACGCTGTTAATGACAAGTTAAAAGTACACGCTTCAGAAGATAGACCTTATGCTCAGCAGTGGTTAAATTATGGAGTTAAGCGTTCTACTACTAAAAGAAGTATTATGACAATTTGTTATGGCTCAACAAGATACTCTTGCACGGACTTTGTAATAGAAGATTTAACTAAGAGACAAGACAAAGGAGAAAAACACCCTTTCGTTGATGATTTATTTAGACCCGCTTCTTATTTGGCTAGTGTCATTTGGGATAGCATAGGGGACAATTTAAAATCAGCTAGAGTTGGTATGAAGTACCTTCAGGATATAGCTAAGATTGTTTCAAAAGAACAATTACCTATACATTGGGTGACACCAGTAGGATTTCCAGTTTATCAATCCTATCCTGAAATGAAGTCTAAAAGAGTTAAAGCTATGCTTATGGGAGAAGTTATAAAACCCCGTATCAATGCTGAGACTGATAAGACAGATAAATTGCGTATGTCAAATGGAGTAGCTCCTAACGTGGTGCACTCGGTTGATTCTGCGGGTATGATTAAAACTGTTAATGTTGCATATAAAAATGGAGTTAAGAATTTTTGTAATGTTCACGACAGCTTTGGTACGACTGCGGGTGATGTAGAAATGTTAAATAAAAGTTTAAGAGAAGCCTTTATTGATATGTTTTCTAATCACGATGTACTGGCGAAGTTCAGGGAAGATGTTGAAAGACAATTACCTGATAAATTAAAAGCTAAATTACCTGAAGTCCCTCAAAAAGGCGATTTAGATATAAATAAATTGAGGGAAAGTAAGTTCTTTTTTGCGTAAAAGCATTAAAGTGCCCCTACTTAGTAACAATAATAGAGGAGACCAAAAATGGCAAAGAATAGTTATGTCAAGGTAGTATCACCAGTTGGAGTTTCGCAATATGCGTGGCTAACAACACCCGATACTCGTTTTGATGAGACTGGTCATTATAAGACTAATCTTATTATAAATGATAAGGAAGCTCAGTCATTGAAAACTCAAATTGAGGCTGAGATAAAGAAAAGCGTTGCTCTTGCTAAAGAGAAAGCTAAAGGAAAAGCTATTAAAGAAGCTCCTCGTCCTTTTGAAGATGAATTAATTGATGGTAAAAAATCAGGAAACATTATCTTTAAATTTAAGACGAAGGCAAAAATTATAGCTAAAGATGGAAAGGTTATACCTAATAGAGTTGCATTATTTGATAGTGCGGGTAAACCTATGATTGACGCAAATGTTTGGTCAGGTAGTGAAATGAAAGTATCAGCAGAATTGATACCTTATTACACTGCTATGGCAGGAGCAGGAGTGTCAATGAGACTTAGAGCTTGTCAAATAGTTAAGCTAGTTGAAGGTGGCTCAAGTAACGCTAAAGGTTATGGCTTTGAATCTGTTAAAGATGGCTATGAACAACCTGAAGTTATGGCAGAAGAAAATGTATCGCAGGAAACTCAGGCTGACTTCTAAACAAGTCGGACTAAGATACGGCTTTCGTTCAGGCTTGGAAGAGTCTATAGCGAAAGAGCTTAAAGATAATCGTATAGTGTATGAATTTGAAAAGACTAAGTTGAAATATACTAAGCCTCAAAAAGTTCATACCTATACGCCTGATTTTCATTTAACAAAGAAAAAAATTTTTATAGAAACAAAAGGATTATTTACCACTCAAGATAGACAGAAAATGAAATTGATTAGGGAACAATACCCTAATTTAGATATTAGATTTATATTTTCTAATTCAAGAGCTAGGATAAGTAAAAAATCAAAAACAACTTATGGAATGTGGTGTGAAAGATATGGATATAAATATGCCGATAAACACGTTCCGAAGGAGTGGTTATGATTGCTGAAGGTAGAGTAATTTATAAAGAAGAGAGTGTTCAATATTATTCAGATTCAAAAGGTAAGTGGATTGATGTAGATAATATGGACGAACAGCATTGTCGTAATACTCTTAAAAAAATTATTAGAAAGTATGGATTTAATGAGAAACCTAAGAAAAGAAACTAAATATATTGTTATTCATTCTTCAGACACTAATCCGACACAGAATTTTGACGTAAAGGATATTGACATACAGCACAGAAAAGAAGGTTTGTTTTCTTGTGCATTTCACAAAGTGATTACTAGAGAAGGTGAAGTGCAAAATGGAAGAGACATACAAATCGCAGGTGCTCACGTTGATAGTAATGTTAAATTGTCAAATAAAAATTCTATTGGTATCTGTCTAATCGGTGGACAGTCAGTAGATGGTAAGCCCGATTGTAATTTTACTTTTAAACAATATGAAGCTCTTTTAGAGTTAATTCGTGATTTAAAAGAAGATTATAAAGAGGTTAAGATAGTTGGTCATAGAGATATGACTGACTCCTTATCTCCGCATTTTAACGTAAGTGAATTGCTGAGATAGTTTGTTTGTGCCCCTTGAGAGAGTATATAATACTCAACGGAAAATCTTAAATGATTGGAATTGTGAGGCTAAAGCTCTCAAGGGGTAAATATTTAACAGGAAAATTTTTATGGAAAAACAAGAAAGCAACTTTTTATATCATACGCCGTGCAATAATTGTGGCTCATCAGACGCTAATTCCGTCTATGATGATGGACACTCTTATTGTTTCTCGTGTAATACAACAACAAGAGGAAATGATTTGACACAACCCGCAAAAGAAAAAACAAGTAGTGAATTTATTAGTGGAGCAGTAGCACCTTTAATAAAAAGAAAAATAGATTTAGATACAGCAAGAAAATTTAATTATCAAACGGGAGCTTGGTTTGGAAGACCAGTTCAGATAGCTAATTACTATGATAAAGATAAAAATTTAGTTGCTCAAAAATTAAGAAACCCTGACAAAACATTTCAATGGTTAGGAGACGCAAAGAAGTCAGGTTTATTCGGACAGCACCTTTGGAGAGATAAAGGTAAGATGATAATAATTACAGAAGGCGAGATAGATTGCCTTAGCGTTTCTCGTATCAACCAAAATAAATTTCCAGTAGTAAGTGTAAAGAGTGGAGCTCAAGGAGCTAAAAAAGATATTCAAAGAGAGCTAGAATGGCTTGAAGGATTTGACTCAGTAATTCTAATGTTTGACCAAGATGAACAAGGTAAACAAGGAGCTATTGAATGTGCTAAATTATTCTCACCTAATAAAGCGAAGATATGTAGTCTTCCTTTAAAAGATGCTAATGAAATGTTAGTTGAAGGTAAGACTAGAGAATTAGTAGATTGCATATGGTCTAGTAAAGCATATAGACCTGATGGAATAGTTTTAGGTGCTGACTTATGGAATGAAATTAAAAAAGAAGATACTTATGTTACAGTTCCATATCCTTTTGAGTGTTTAAATATTAAGACACACGGATTAAGAAAAGGAGAGCTAGTTACAATAACAGCAGGAACGGGAATAGGTAAGAGTTCTTTTTGTAGGCACGTTGCATTACATTTATTAGAAAAAGACTTTAGCGTAGGTTATATTGCTTTAGAAGAAAGCATTAAACGTAGTGCTCTTGGAATTATGGGAGTGTCTATGAAAAAACCTTTACATTTAACAAGAGAAGGAACAAATGAATCAGACCTTAATAAAACTTTTAAACATACTGTTGGTAATGGGAAGTTTTACCTATATAACCACTTTGGTAGTACCCTTGCTGATAACTTATTGTCTAAGATAAGATATTTAGCGAAGGCGTGTAACGTAGACTTTGTAATATTAGACCATTTACATATGGCTCTATCATCTATTGGTGATGAACATACAAGTGATGAAAGAAAACTAATTGATTATACTGTTTCTAAATTAAGAACATTAGTAGAAGAAACTGGTATAGGATTAATATTAGTAAGTCATTTAAGAAGGTCTGAAGGAGACAAAGGATTTGAAGATGGTAAGAGTGTAGGTTTAAATGCTTTGAGAGGAAGTCAAAGTATAGCTCAACTATCCGATATAATTATTTCAATGAATAGAAATTTACAAGCGAACAATAACCTTGCTCAAGTAAATGTATTAAAGAACAGATTTTCAGGTGAAACTGGAAAGGCTTGTAATCTTTATTATGATTTAAAGACTGGTTGTTTAAGCGAAGTTAAAGGAGATGTGTCTGATGAGTTTTAGTAAACACAAAAGACAATCTATTCAATGGACAGCTTTAGTTTTGGAAGCCGTAGGCAAAGCTAAAAAATATCAACGACCAGTAACCTTAGATGTTGGAAGAGAAAGTTCAGCTCTATTGTTAGAAGATGCTCTTTTACAAATGGCATTGAATGGTGAAAATGCGGCGTGGAGAGTAGAAGTTAAACTACATACATTACAATGAAAAAACTAAAAGAAAAATTTGATATATGGTCTTTGTATTATAGACGAGAGATAGTTAGGTTTATAATTGGATTAGTAATATTATTAAGTATTTTTATTATTATGACAGGGTGTTCTGTAGCTTTATTAGGAGAAACAATATGAAAAAGAAACCTAGTGAGCCACTTATAATAGGCGGTAAAAAATATTACAAATATAAAATTATTTGGGAAGATATTGTTGGTGATTCAACTTTAGCTACTGCAAATGATTTTGCTAAGATGACTTGTGCTGATGTTCATACTGAATGTTGGTTGTTTGATAAAACTACTGACTATGTTTATTCGTTTGCAAGTTATTTTACAGATAATGGTGAGATAGAATTTGGGGATAGAAACATTTATCCTCGTAGTGTTATTAAAAGTATGAAGAGAATATAATATGTCAGACTATCAAAAATTATTAGAAATGTGGAGAGAAGAAAAAAGATTAAGACAAGAAGTTGAAAAAACAAACGACACATTAAAAGCAGATTTAGCTAGAGCTAAAGAAGATGCACAATACAATGAGTTAAAACATAAAAGAGATATAGAAGATTTAATGAAAGGTAAAATTAAACAATGAAATACTGTTTTGATATAGAGACTGATGGTTTTTTAGACCAATGCACTAAAATACATTGTATAATTTTAAAAGATATTGACACTAACGAAATACTAAAACTAGATAATGAAACAGCTATAAAGAAATTAGAACAGGCGGATTTAATTATTGGTCATAATATTATTAAATTTGACATACCCGTCCTAGAAAAGTTTTACGACTTTAAACCTAAAGGAAAGGTTTTTGATACAATAGTAGCAACTCGTTTACTTTACCCTGATGTAAGGGAGCGAGATTTTAAAAGACAAGACTTCCCTACTAATTGTATAGGACGACACAGCTTAAAAGCGTGGGGGCATAGGGTGGGTAACTACAAGGAAGTCTTTGATACTGACTGGAAAGAATACAGTCCTGCGATGTTGGATTATTGTATTCAAGATGTTGAAGTAACTGATACGTTATACAAAGCAATAGAACGTAAAGGTTACTCTTGTCAGGCTATGGCGTTAGAACACGAAGTAGCAACATTAATATTTAAACAAGAGCGTTATGGTTTTATGTTTAATAAAGATGAAGCAGTTAAATTATATTCTAAATTAAATGCTAGACGTTTAGAATTAGAAGAACAATTACAAAAACTGTTTCCACCTAAATTAGAACGTACACCATTTGTACCTAAAGTTAATAATAAAACTAGAGGATATATTAAAGGTGAAACTTTTTATAAAGAAAAGACAGTAACTTTTAATCCTAGTTCAAGACATCACATAGCAGATAGATTAATGGAACGACATAATTGGAAACCTTTAGAATATACTAATGATGGTAAACCAAAATTAGATGAAACTGTTTTAGCTAGTCTTCCATATCCTGAAGCAAAAGTTTTATGTGAACACTTTTTATTAGATAAAAGAATAGGACAATTAGCAACTGGGGCTCAGGCTTGGTTAAAGAATGAAATAAATGGTAGAATACACGGCACTTGTAATACTAATTCAACAGTAACAGCTCGTGCTAGTCATACAAACCCTAACTTAGGACAAGTTCCAAGTGTTACAGTTCCGTATGGTAAAGAATGTAGAAGTTTATTCACTGTACCTGAAGGAAAAAAATTAGTTGGCATAGATATATCAGGTTTAGAAGTAAGAATGTTAGCTCATTTTATGTCTAAATATGATGATGGAGAATATGCTAAAGTTGTTTTAAATGGTGATATACATACAGAAACAAAAGAATTAGCAGGTTTAGATTCAAGAGACCTTGCAAAAAGATTTTACTACTGCTTTTTATATGGCGGTGGAATAAAAAAGATTGCGTTAGTAACTGGTAAAAGTATGAAGGAAGCTAAAAAGATAAGAGAAAGATTTTTAAATAACCTTCCTGCTTTAAGTAAGTTATTATCACAAGTACAACAAGCGGCTGAAAGAGGATATTTAGTTGGTCTTGATAAAAGACAAATTAAAATTCGTTCAGTCCACGCTTCCCTCAATTCACTTTTACAAAGCTCAGGAGCTTTAGTTTGTAAGCAGTGGTTAGTGGAGTTTAACAAAGCTGTTAAAGAATATTCTGATGTTCAACAGGTTGTTTGGGTGCACGATGAAATCCAAGTAGAATGTCCTGAAGAGAACGCAGAAGATATAGGAAAGTTAGCTGTAGAATCTATCAAACGCACTGGCGAACATTTCAATTTAAGATTACCTTTAACTGGTGAATATAAAATCGGCAATAATTGGAGTGAAACACATTAATATGGCATTAAATACAAATATAAAAAAGAAGTCAGATTTTGATTTTGATTTAAAGTTTGGAAAGAAAAGAGAAAACAGACTTCATACTCTTTTAGGAATGAGTAGTGAAGATAAAGTTGAAGTGAAGACAGAAAGAGATTGGTGGCAGAAGACAGGTAATATTGCAATAGAGGTTGAATGTAATGGTAAACCTTCAGGCATTACTTCCACTAAAGCTAAGTATTGGGTACAATGTTTAGCAAATGGTGATAAAGATTATTGTTCTTTAATCTTTGCTACTAAAACAATGAAGCGTCTTGCAAAAAAGTATGTCAAAAATACTAAAAGCGTTGGTGATGGTAATAGAAGTAGAGTAGTATTGATTCCATTATCCGAAATATTTGACAGAAAAAATTTAACGTAAAATATGGAAAGGAAAAATGAAATTGAAGAAAAAGGTATTATTAATAGATGGAGATATATTAGCATATAAGATAGCTACTTCTAATGAAATAGACACTCATTGGGGTGATGGCTTTTGGACATTACATTGTGATGAAACTCAATGTAAGTTTGAAGTTGATGCTAAGATAGATGACTTAGGTCAAAGTCTACAAGCTGATGATTATATTGTAGCTCTAACTGATAAGAATAATTTTCGTAAAGATGTTCTTCCAAGTTACAAAGACAATCGTAAACAAAGACGTAAACCTATGGTTTTAAATGCTTTGCGTAATTACATTATGGAAAAACATAATGGAGTTATGTGGAAAAACTTAGAGGCTGATGATGTTATGGGTATTCTAGCAACTGAACCTTGTCCTACTGAGGACAGAATTATTGTCTCTATTGATAAAGATATGAGACAGATACCTGCTAAGGTTAGTAGAGATGGGGAAACTGTAGAGGAAATCCCTGAAAAATTAGCTAATTACTGGTTTATGATACAGACGTTGGCGGGAGATTCTACTGATGGTTATACTGGGCTACCTAGTGTGGGAGTTAAGACTGCTGAGAAGCTGATTAAGAAGTATACTAATGTTCCCCTTTTAGACCTATGGAAGATAGTTGTTGGTGCATACAAAGCTAAAGGCTATTCAGCTAAGGAAGCCTTACAACAAGCTAGAGTTGCACATATTCTTAGACATAAAGAGTACAATAAGAAGACTGGGAAGGTGAAGCTATGGCAGATAAAGTAAAGCAACCACCTCACTATTTTAGATTTAAGATAGAACCTATTACCTTTATTATGCAGAATGAAATTCCGTATGCTGAAGGTAATGCTATCAAATATTTATGTCGTTGGAGATGGAAGCATAAAACTAAAGAGGCTCAAATAGAAGACTTAAAGAAAGCAAAACAATACATTGATTTAATTTTAGAACACGAGGATAATAAATCAGATGACAAAATAAAACTTAAACTCGGTAAAGAAGGTAAACTGTGATAAAAAAAATTCTTATGTTTACCTTAATTGCTGTTGCGTGGTTTGGTGTAATAGTTGTTACACTTAATTATTTACAAGGAACAATTTAATGTTACAACACAATCATATAATTATTAGAGCACAAATTAATAAACCACCTAAAGACATTCGTTTTATTAGAAAGTGGATAAAGAAATTAATTAATGCAATAGGTATGAAAAGACTAGGACAACCTAATGCACACTATGTTAATGACAAAGGGAATAGAGGACTAACTTGTCTTGCTGTTCTTAGTACATCACACATAGCATTACATACTTGGGACGAAGAATCTCCTGCTGTATTACAACTAGATGTTTATTCTTGTAGTGATTTAGATAAAAATATTGTGTTCAAACATATAGAACAATTTGAACCAAAAGATATAAATTATGTGACGATTGATAGAGAGAAATTTATTAAAGTAAATTCTCCTTCTTAAAAATTATGAGTAAAGATAAAAAATTAAAAGGTAAAAACCTTAATATGTTTGGCAATCCGATACATCACCCTACTAAAGAATATAAAGAAGGTTGGAATAGAATATTTGGAAAAAAAGAACAAGATGAATTAAAAGAATCTTACGAACAATCTAAAAAGAATAAAGAAGAACGAGTAGATAAAGAAACAGAAAAGTTTTTTGATGATATAGCAAACAACACACCTAATGATAAACAATTTAACGAAGATGAATTTAACGGAGCATAATGAATTACGAAAGAGATAACTTACTAACTGATTTTGGCAAGACTACATTAAAAGATAGGTATTTATTACCTGATGAACACTCACCTCAAGATGCTTTTATGAGAGCGGCGAAAGCCTTTTCTGATAATGATGAAATGGCTGAAAGAATATATGAATATGTTTCTAATCTTTGGTGTATGTTTTCTACTCCTATCCTAAGTAATGCAGGAACTAAAAGAGGTATGCCTATCTCTTGTTTCTTAAATTATGTTGGTGATAGTAGAGGTGAACTGGCTGAACACTATACAGAAAATGCTTGGTTAGCTTCTGTCGGTGGTGGTATCGGTGGTTATTGGGGGCACGTTAGAAGTGATGGTGTAAGTACGTCAGGTGGCTCACAATCTTCAGGAGTAATTCCTTTTATGCACGTTGTAGATTCAGAAATACTTGCCTTCTCTCAAGGTAAAACTAGAAGAGGAAGTTATGCTTCTTATATGGATATATCACACCCTGAAATATTAGAATTTTTAGATATAAGAAAACCTAGTGGCGGAGACATACATAGAAAATGTTTAAACCTACATCACGGAGTAAATATTCCAAATACATTTATGGAACTTATAGATAATTGTATTAAAGAACCTACTTATGATGACAGTTGGGATTTAATTGACCCTCACACAAAAGAAAAAGTAAGAACTATATCAGCACGAGATTTATGGCAAAAAATTTTAGAGAATCGTGTGGCTACCGGTGAGCCTTATGTTTGTTTTAGTGATACTATAAATGAAGGACTACCTCAACAACAAAAAGATTTAGGATTAACAGTACATCATTCTAATCTTTGTACTGAAATAACCCTACCTACAAATGAAACACGGACAGCCGTCTGTTGTTTGTCTTCCCTTAACTTAGAAAAATATGAAGAATGGAAAAAAGA